CATATACTGGCGATTTCCTACGTGTAGAAGGTGTTGCGGAACTCCTAGAAGCAAACATGGCTTACGACCAAAAGGTTGTAGGTGCTGATCTAGGTGTATTCTTCAACACAATCTTGTCATAAGGAGTAGGTGAATGACCCGACCACCATTTCAATACGACAAGCCAATCTTCGTTAGAAATCCACAAGGATTACTTATGAATGGTAAGCGTTATGCAAAAGGTGATCTCGTTCCTTGGGTGGAGCGAGGTTTGCCTAAAGCGAACATTGAACGTATGTATAACGAGCACCACTTACATCACAATGAAGATCTGGAAATCTCAGTAAAACCTAAAGTTGGTGATGGACTAGAGGAGATGTCTGTAGAAGAACTACACATCCTAGTAGATACAATCAATGACAAGGTTAAAGAGAAGACTTTAACGAAAGAAGCATTTGATCGCAAGAAATGTAAGCGGTCAACTATTCATGCAAAACAATGTGGGCTTATCCGTTCTTGGAGAGCCAACTACGGTGAGATAGAGGCTGACTAATGGCTTGGACATATGACGAAAGCGTTCTTACAACTACTACGGCTGCAGGTCGGTTAAATGTTGTAAGACTTCTGATAGGAGATACTGATACAAACGATCAGTTAATCAAGAATGAAGAAATAACTTTCGCATTGTCAGAAGCTAATGATAACGTCTATTTCTCTGCAGCTTGGTCAGCAGGAACAATTGCTGCACAATTTGCTCGTAAAGTTACTACCTCATTAGATGGGGCCTTATCAGCTAACTATAGCGATTTAGCTAAACAGTATAAGGCCCTTTCTGCAGACCTTAGAGAACAAGGTCAAAAATACTCTATGACATCTGCTAGTATTCGTGCAGGTGGCATTTCTAATGCTGCAATCAAAGCCAACAGACAACTTACAGACCGTCCTGATCCTGCTTTTCATAAAGGTCAGTTTGACAACCCACCCTCAGATGAGCAATACATTTCGGATTTTGACTAATGGCCTTCAGAGCTTACGATGTCCTTAAACTTGTAGAGGAACATGGAGAAGATCTTACGCTCCGTAAAATTACATACGGAAGCTATAATCCTCAGACCAGTTCATCATCTTCTAGTTCAGTAGATACACATTCCATTACAGGGTATTTCTATACATATAATCTAGGTGTTATTGACCCTGAGAACTTTGTAAGAGGCGGTCGCAAGTGTGTTATAGCAGCTTTAGGTTTAGCTGTTAGTCCAGACACTGACGATGAGATTACTGGCAACGGAAATAAAGTGAATATAACAAATGTTCTAACGCTTTATTCTGGTGGTCAGGCTCTTTGCTATATCTGTGATGTGAGTGAATAATGGCAAACAATCTAAAGAACGCAGAAGTATTTAGACAGGTTACATTCAAGATTAAAGAAGCTAAAGAAGATGCAATACGAGATAGACTAACAGATATTGCACAGTTTGTTACTTCAGTTTCCCCTGTAGATACTGGTGCGTATGTTACCTCACATAGTATGCTTGCTAACAACTCAAACTCTCGTGCTAGGGGTAAAACCTCCAAAGGAAAACCTCGCAAACAAAACAGAGAAGCTCTGCAACAAAGTGGTTTTTCTAATCTATTATCAGATATAAACGCTATTGATATGGATATAGTAACAAGAATTACCTTGAGAAACGACAGTCCTCACGCAAGATTTGTAGAAGATGGTAACGGAAGTTCTCGTGGGTATCTTGTGTATACGAAAACTAGAAGGCAATTTGGATGAGCAGCATATACAAGGATATTAGGAGGGGATTAGAATACAAGCTCTCTCAGGTATCAGGTATCCCAGATATTGCCTATGAGAATATAAATTACGATCCGACAACAGGAACCTCTTGGGTTAGGCCAACCTTTACGCCAACATCACGCAGACCTGCAGTAAGAGGTAGTAATCCACAACAACTCTATCTAGGTTTATTCAGAGTTGATTGTTTCGTTGCAGAGGGCAATGGCCCTTTGTATGGTGACAACTTAGCCAACAGCATAATAGAAGACTTTGAGGCCACAACGGATATTACATTCAATGGTAAAACAGTTTCTATAGACTATGCTGAGAGGGGGGAAGGAAGAATAGACTCCCCTTGGTATTTCATTCCAATCAACATTGGTTGGTATATTTATGATTAGGAGAAAATAAATGGCCTTCGCACAGGGTTCACGTTCCACACTATCTTTCTTAGCAGAGAGTACTTTCGGTACAACACCTGCAGGAAACTTTCAAAACTTACCTTTCACCACTCACTCTTTGAACTTATCGAAGGATCGTGTTGCAGGTACAGACATTCAATCAGACCGTCAGCCAAGAGTTGACCGTCACGGTAACAGAGTTGTAGGTGGAGACATCGTAGCTGACCTTCGCCACGCTGAGTTCGACTTACTTACACAAGCTGCACTAATGTCAGACAATGATTTCGCTACAGGCTTTACAGCAGGTGACGGTTCTACAACAGTTACTCACGCAGCTATCGCAGGTACAACACCACAGTTCTTCTCACTAGAAGATTATGCTGCAGACATCGACCAAGCTCGTTTGTTCAGTGGTTGTACTGTTAACACAATGTCAGTCTCTATGGCTCCAAACCAAATGGTTTCAACAACCTTCGGTATTGTGGGTAAGGACATGTCAGTATCTGCTACACAGAAGACACAAGATGCCTCTGCAGGAGAATCCCCTTTTGATGCTTACTCAGGTGACATCAAGTTAGGTAACGTAGGTTCTCTAGGTTCAGCTTTGACATTGATCACTGCTGTTGACTTTACTATCACTAACAACTTTGCTCCAACATTGGTTATCGGTGAAAGTACAGCGTCAGCACTAGAGTTTGGTATGATCAACGTAGAAGGGACAGTATCTGCGTACTTCGAAGATGATACACTGCTTAACCGATTCTTGAACGAGACTGAGTCTTCACTAGAGGTGTCAGTTGGTGACGGTACAAATACACTAACATTCTTATTCCCACGTATCAAAGTTAACTCTGCTGATGTGGGTGTAGACGGACCAACTTCACGTATTGTGAATATGTCTTTTGTCGGTCTTCGTGACACTTCAGACTTATCGTCCTCTGCAACAGACACAAACACAATCCTGAAGATTAAGAAATCAGGTGCGTAAGTAATCCCTAGCTAGGGCGAGGGAAGTGGTTGTCGGGTGCTGCTTCCCTCATTTAAATAACCCGACTGTTAACTCGAAAGGAACCCGAAATGGATTTAATGAACATTGGTAAGATGAAAGAGACCTCTGAGGTTATCTTGTATAACCCAGTTAACTCAGAAATACTTATGAATGAAGATGGAAGCGAAATGTCCATAACAGTATATGGACCGTATTCCTCTAAGTATAAGTCAATCTCCCACAATCAGCAAAACCGTAGGTTGATGAAAGCTCAACGTACTGGCGGTAAATTAAACCTGAGTGCTGAAGAGATAGAAGCATCTGCATTTGACCTACTGGTTAAGTGCGTTGCGGATTGGGACATTACTTTAGGTGGTGAGAAACCTGAGTGTACCGAAAAAATGATACGTGAAGTGTTCGAGCAATTGCCTTGGGTACGTGAGCAGGTAGACAGTGCTCTAGGAGACACCCAAGCTTTTTTGGACAGGTCCAATCAGAACTAGAGACTTTTGCTGAACAATCGTTCAGACTTAGTCGTAAGGTAAAAGGCTCCAATGCCACCGAAAGAGAACATTTAGAACAAGTAGCAAAGCAGTTAGGCAAAACGGTTGAAGAACTTGATACAAAATTCGTTGATGCTGTATTCCCTGATCTTGCTACACATATTTGGGCCACCTTCCTTGAGTTACACGATGGTAGAACTTACGGAATGAGTGGCCCTAATCCTATCTCATACGATATTATTATGGGATGGTGTTATCTGAACGATATAAAACTTACCCCTTGGGAAATTTCTGTAGTGAAGTCTTTAGACAACCTATGGATAAAAGTTACAGGCGAAGAGAATGGCTGACCTTTTACAGTTAGATTTTGTTGTTAAAGAGATTGGGTTAGATAAAGCCCTGACTCAAACTGCAAAGTTTGAACGTGAGATTTTGAAGACCGTTAAGGCTTACGAAAGAGGTCAGATCACTCAGGATCGTTATAGAAAGTCCCTTCTTAACACAAAAAGACAAATGGCTGCTTTGACCAACGAAAATGGTAAGCAGATTATGTCCATACACAAGGCTAACCAAGCTACACAACAGTTTATTGCCACCCAGAGGGGTTTAAGCGGAGCAGTGGGCGCAAGTGGCGTAGCTGCACAACAGACTGCCAGAAAGACAAATCAACTTGGTGTTCTAATGCAGCAGTCTGGATATCAAATTGGTGACTTTGCGGTTCAGGTTCAATCTGGTACAAATGTTATGGTCGCTCTTGGTCAACAGGCCACACAGCTTGTTGGTACTTTTGCCATGCTTGCTAGAAGCACTGCACTAATTGCTTTGTTTTCTGGTCTTGGTGTTGTGCTTCCTGTTATAACAGCTATAGCGGCTGCATTTATGAGAACTGCAAAAGCGGCAGATGAGGCTAAAGATAAAGTAACTGGGTTATCCAAAACCCTTAAAGACTTTAGGCAAGAACAACGTGCGCTTGCTCAAAGTGTAACCACTGATCAATTAGCGTTAATAGACAGAATAGAAGCTATTAAAGAGCTTCAGCAAGAGTACTTAGAGGTTTTAAGAGATACAGGTGGAGGTGATAGGTCAGGTAAAAATAGAGCAGAAGCTGAATCTACCATACTGGTACTGAATGATCTTCTTCTTAAAACAACAGGTCAGCAAAAAGACCTACAAGTACTAATAAATAATGAATACGTTAAACGTCTCAAGTCTATGGAACGCTCTAATATTCTTGCTTCTATAGAAAACAAGTTTGGGCAAGACCATATAAAATATAGAAATGAGGCTCGTAGACAAGCTGAAATAGAATTAGAAGCTGAAATCAGGGCAGCAGGTATTTCTGAGGCACTTGCAGAGAGGTTGAGAGATAGACTTAAAACCCAATATGATATTATTGACGCCAAAGTTGAACAGGATAAATTAGATGTAGCGGCAAAGGGTAGACAAGAGGCTATAATAAATAGCCTGAAGAGTGGCCTAACAATTTATGAAAAAATGGTTGATGAGAATAAAGCTATTCAAGAGGCTGCTCAAAAAATCAAAGATACTCACGCTGACGAAGTACGGG